GTGTTTTCTTTGTATAATCACCTTCTAAGTCTTTATATCTTTTCATAAATAAATGCTGACCTGTAGCATCCATTTCATTAAACTGCTCTTTGAAATCATTCGGCCAATGATTTGGAGGTGTAATAGCTTCTAGAGGTTTTTCTTCTTCTGCCTTTTCCTCACCATCTGTTTCAGCAACTTCTTCTTCTGTTTCTTCTGTTGCTTCTTCTTCTGCTTCCTCTGTCTCTTGTGGAGTTTCAGCAGTTTCTTCCTGTGGTATTTCCTGACCTGCCAACACTCTGTTTAAAGTCTCTCGAACTGTTTCAGATGCTGACTCATTTGTGGACTCTGGGCTTGTTGGCGCAGACTCCTGAGTGCTTTCTAGCTGTTCTACATTTTCATTCATTTTAATATATGATTTTGTTCATTCCCTACTTCTATAAAGTTATTTTTACGCAAAAACTCCCTATGCTGTGATCTTGATGTAATCCAACCAAAATCTTTCATATTCTGATATGGCTCTATATCTCTCATCAAATTCACAGAATGAGATTTCATTGCTTCCGATTTTTCAACAAGTTTGCCGTTAACATGAATGTAAGTTTTTTTACTCATCTCATTAGCATCCTTGCTGCCTGCTGACGCATTTCTGCATCCATCTTACGAGCAGGTCTGTTAAATGACCCTAGTGCCTGGACAAACTCCTGACCAAAAACTTTCGTAAGTATTCCCATAAGAGGACTATCTACTGCTTCTCTTACTATTTCTTTTTCTTGTTCTGATAATTCTGCATAGGCTTTTGCAGCCATTTCCATGTCTATCTGCATTATACAAAATCCCCTGGATTACCAAACAGACCTAAATTGGCT